AGAATAAAAGTTAATATACTTGCGTCGATCAAACGTATCACCAAGAATCAATACAGTGGTAATACCTTCCCTATCTAATGTAGGGAAAAAGATATTATCATAAAACTTTTGAAAGAAGTCTAGGAAAGCAACGCTATCATTCCTTGCACCAAAATGCTGATCAGTTATGATTGCTACTTTCATATTCAAATAAACCCCATCTTTCTATTGGTAATAGATTTTTCCATGTTGCGGGTTTGTTCATTGAACACTTCTGCAATAGTGTAACGTTCAGCTTCTTTACCACGTGGACGAACTGGAAGTTTAACTTCGAGTTTATCTGCCAGGGCTTGTGCTTGTTCAACCTTTAGATTATCAAATGATAAGATATCAAAGCAACGACCTGGACGAACAAGAGCAGAGTCAATGTCACGGATGCTTGGGAGATTGGTAGAGAAGATCATCTTCTTACCCTTTGTAGTCACGAGACCATCACCAACGTTAAGGAAACGATGCATCATAGTGTTACCATCTGTTCTTGGCTTCAAGAAAGCATCGCTGTCTTCTAAAACCATAACGCTGGCATCGTCTTCAATAAACCGTGCAAACAAATAATCCTTTTCAAGGATAGTGGCGTCATAGGTTACCATGGCACTAGAATTTGTATGAGCCAACAATCCACGAATGAATGTGGTCTTACCAGTTCCAGGTGGACCGATCAGCAATAAAATATTTGCTGAAGATTCCATATAACGCTCGTAGTAAGATCCAAGAGTCTCACCATTCAAGAATGGATACATCTCCTCGCAAGGCATTCTATCACGATTTAGTGGAACGTTAACAGAATTACCATCAGAAGAATAGATCCATTCGATGTAAGAAGTAACGACATCGAAAGTATTCTCAACTAGATCAATGATAGAATCTGCAAAGTCTGGATCACCAAAAGCTCTAACGGTGGTAGAGTTAGAGTTAACACTGTATGTAATGTAGTTTAATTCTTCTTTGAATATAACAAACCCATTAGAGGAACTGCTTTGTACAAACAAGCAAGTTGTAAATTGATCTTCTGCCCAAGATGCCCACTTTTGTCTGTTACACAAAACTGTAGTTTCACGATGAATAGTTTGTTTGCCGAGAGCAACTCTTTGATCTAAGATCTGAGATGTGATCAAGTCATCGAAATCAGAAACACCGAGAAATATCTTTTTATCTTCCATAATATCTTTCAAATTAAACATGTTGTCTGTAGAGTCCCAAGTAAATCTCTTGAGAAGTCTAGTTGATCCTTTTGCTATGTTGCGCACCTTGCGTCCAGCTGCTGTACTAATACCTCTTCGAGAAATCGCTGGTCTAGTGCCTGAACGTAAATCTGCAAGCAATTTATCTATTGAGTTCGCCATCGGGTTCACCTATAAAATTATCAAGTGGAGCAGCTGCAACTTTCTTTACTTTCTTCTTTGATTCAAACATTTCAAAGTTTTGAGTTGGTTGCATGTAATCATTATACAAGTTCTTCATGTGCATGTCATCGTCTTGGTCTTGGGTATCAAACATATCAAATGGCATCTCTTGAATCAACTTATGTTTGATGTAAGAGTGTTTCTTTTCTTTTTGAATTCTTCGCAAAAAAGCATAGTAAATAATTTGAGTAAAGTATGCAAATGGATTGCTACCCTTGTCGGGATCAAAGTTATCAATGTACTCAATACAATTTTCAATACCATCAAGAATCATATCGTCACGATACGTGTAGTTGATGAAGTTTGGTTTGTAAGATAAGTGCGTTGCGATTTTAAGAATACACTCTCCAATGTAGTTGCTAAGAATAGGCTTTTCTTTTCCCTGTTCTTCGGCATCTTTAACTTGGAGTTTATAATCCTTTAGGGCTTGTAAAAAATCAGCGTTGTTAACGTATTGTGCCATGGAGTCCTTTGTTTTTCTTGTGTCATGGTGTAAGTATACACGTTATATGAAAAAAAGTCAAGTTTATCTTAAATGCATTTTGCAAAGAAAATTTACTTGACTTTTATTTGACACAGCAGTAAAATAGCTATGTTCCCTTATGATGATTACATTAGTTAATACTATCTGATCCTTCAACGAAGAATGTATCTCTCTCTGGTTCCTGCGTATCGATTCCCAAAATCATTGCAAGTTTGTCTACCTTTTCTTTGAATTCATCTACTGTTGTTGCTGGTTTATCTAGCTTTGATACAGAGCCATCATGATTTCTTTTAACAAGCACTTGTTCGTGATTCTTTAGCAGATTTAAGTAGTTAGGCACTAATGCTTGGTGCAACTCTTTTACAAACATAACATCTTTTCTTTCTATCGTAAAGTAGTCATCTGCTGCAAATGGGCAGAATGGTGTAGCAATCATATGCTCTTTACCGACTCCACCATCAAATGTTTGTATAGAACGAATCAACATCGGATACTTCAACTCAAGAAGATCCGAATTCTCATAGTCTAGGATAGACATAACGTTTTCTCCTGACACTAGCTTTACTACTACGTATTTAGTTTCTTCGTTCATAGGTCTACCTCTACCACTTTTATTTCAAATTGTTCTTCGGCATAGACTTTGTATCTTTCAGCTGCATGATTTAGTGTATGATTCTTCCATGACTTCCAATGTAGATCATCGGCAAGATCATATAAGTTACAATGCGTCTTTCCATTGTTAAGTCTCAAGCCACGACCAATACTTTGTAGGTTTCTAATTTTACTCTTGCTTGGTGATGCAAATATTACGTTCTCAATAGAAGGTATGTTAATACCTGTAGAAAAAGTTCCGTAAGATGCTATGATGATTGCATCACTTTCGCCTTCGGTGATATGTCTAATTGATTCACGATCAGCTGTCTCAGTTCCACCATACACGAAAAAGATTTTACGTTTATCGTGAGCTTTGTCTTTGATCATCTCATGTAAAACTTTTCCATGCTTCTCTACATACTGGAAAAGCACTAAGGTGTTTCCACTACTATTTATAGCTAGGTTACGAATGAATCGGTTACGGTGCGGATGCTGTACGATGAAGTCCATTTCTTCTTGGTACTGCATGTTCTTATTAGCTTTACGAGTCACCTCATCATACTTTAATACCACGCACATAATCTTTAGCTTTGCTAAACGATCACTGTCCATAAGTTGCTTTGTAGTAGTGACACGATGCACTGGACCAAATATACCTTCAAGAACAAGACGGTGTATCTTTTTATTGTCCAACGTTCCAGTGGTTCCAACTCTGTATCTTACTGTGTCTAATTTTTCCATGACAGTAGTAAGAGACTTTGCTTTAAACTGATGTGCTTCATCTCCAAAGATTACATCGAAGTTTTTAAACCAAGATTTTGGCTGCAGGTATATTGACTGCCATGTAGTAATCAATACATCTTTGGTAAAGTCTTTAGTGAAACCAGAGTAGAGTTTTTGACAGTAAGAGCTAGTCTTCCATCCATTGGCACTAGAGTAATCTTCAAAATCAGCATACAGTTGCTCAACAAGAGATGTTGTTGGAACTATAATGATACATTTTCTATTGTGTTGAAGATGCCACCTTAACGTTGTATAGATTATGAACGACTTACCTGAGGCTGTTGGTGACAACAGCAATGTACGTTCTTTATCTAATGCAGTCTTAACGGCTTCAACTTGGTAATCACGAATCTCAATAGGGTTACCACGACCCATTGGTTTTAACCACTCTGCAAACTCTTGAACTATCTCATGCGTTATACCTGCGCTTATATTTAAGTTTGTGGTGTATGTTACATTGTATCCATTGCGCTTGGCAAATTCTTCTACGTATGGAGCTAGACCAAGATATAAAGTTTTTCTTAGTTGATCATACAGACGAACTTTACCATCCCATAGTCTTGCTTTAAATTTTGGAGTAAATTTTGCGCCTGGATATTCATACGTAAAGAAGTCGCATATCTCTTGTTCAATCGATGGGTCAGAGAAAACTCGAACATATACTTCATCCAATTTTTCTATTGTTATATTCATCTATTAATTTCCAGCCAAGAACTTCTTCCATTCGATGCCATTTTTAATCTGCCACTCACGTGACTTGATTTGTTGCATTATAGATTCAAGCATATAAACCATCGTGTTTAAATACTCAACACGTAGTTGTAGTTTGTTTAACTCATCATCACCAGTAAGAAATTCATCCATCTCATTTTTAAGTGGCTTGATACCTTGCCATTGATCCCATTCAAGAGATTCTAATTCAGTACGTGAGAGTTCCCCACGGTAGTAACGAAACTTGTTCTTACGTAGGATGTTGTACTCAGATTGCATTTTTATCTGCATGAGTTTTTTGTTGATCAATATCTTTATATATTTTGCGTGTAACTTTGGAGTAGTTGTTGATGCTTCTCCAAGGTAATTGTCGTCTATTGCAGAATCGACATCCCACATATCTTGTAGCTCTTCAATATTCATAATAACCTCACAGGGAATAATAATCTATTTATTCGAATTTATAGTACCCGTATTTAAAAGTAGCATTACCGATAAGATACTGCACATCGTTGTTGTCTGATTGAAACACCAATGAGTCAATAGTGACTGGAAACATATCTATAAACCTAATTGTCTTGATTACATTATTGCTAGATCCTAGAATAGATAGCGTTGCGTCAGAATAGTTTGCTGCCAATTCACTAACAACAACTCTTTGGTCGTCATTAAAGTATGTAATATACTGGTCGTATGTTTGTGGAAATCCAAGAGCAACGATCCAGTTATAGATCGACTGATAGTTTTCCATTGCTTCGTCAACCATAAATTTAATAGTCAACGTATCATATACTAGTGTTTCACCAGGAATAGGTTGTAAGTTAAATGGGTTGGCGAATTCTGGAGCACCAAGTGTGATGCCAGGTAAATTAGCTTCTTGACAAAAGAATGTTATAGAAGGTAATTTCTGGATGGTGAACATGAACCCATTTGGAGACAATGGATTGATGTTTGCTGGGATGGGACATGAAAGTGTATTTGCCATACTATTATTTAGTAAAATAAAAAAGGGATCCGAAGATCCCTTTGAAGTACCGCTTCTAGCGTCGGTTTACTTACCTTGACT